GGTAGAGCGGTGGACTGAAAATCCACGACATTAGCGGAAGTTCGATTCTTCCCCATTCCACTAAATATATTTAGAGACCGTAAGAGTCCGATATGTAAACTGATAAACAGTTTCGTTTCGGGCTTTTTTATTTAACACACTTTACAAACACACAATGGAGAAAGAAAAACTTTCTGAACAATTAAGAGCAGGTGTTGGAACAACCAGCATGTCTCCCCAGACTTGGGATGCCTATGTAGATAGCTTGATCCCTGATATCCCATCAGATGAAGCGAAACTGCCTGATTTCATATCTCGTAAAATCGAATATTTGAAATCCCATTCTGGACAATACAATAAGGATATTGCCGATAGAGTAAATGCTGCCAAAAAGGAGCTAGAGACTAAAGTGCAAATTCCACCAATCGACCCTAAAACTGCAAAAGTCGAAATCCCGAAAAATGAAGATACTCCTCAATGGGCTATTGACCTTCAAAAAAAGATGGAGACACTTGAAACGGAACGATCGAACGAGGCAAGGGTATTAAAACAAAAACAACTTCTGTCAGCCGTAACATCAAAGGTGAAAGAACTTGGGGCGGACAATGAAGATTTACTTGAAATGGTTATCGGATCAACTCAGTTCGCAGAGAATGCAAGCGAGGATGATTGCATAAAGCAAGTAAAAGCTAAGTATGACGAAAAGTATTCTAAGCTATACGGAGAAGGTGTCAGACCTGCTGGTATTGGTACACCGATGAAGCCTTCTGGAAAGATCAATGCTGAAACGCAGAAGATCAAGGATAAAATGGCAGAGGAAAGAAAGAAAATGAGAGTATAATTTAAAAACACACAAACTAACACATGACTCAATTATGGAATAGTTACAGGCACAAGTCGTCTCAAATTGGCGGCGGTATACCTGTGTGGGTTGAAATCCCAAAAGATACGGTTACTGGAGCATATCTCCAGAATACATTGAGAATCGATGAAGTTTTGGCTAGTGGTTCGCCTGTCGAACATGATTACAAAAATCATACAGCCAAAATATTGAAATGTTTTGAGGTCACTGAGGTGACAGTATCTGGTACTAATAGCGTGATATCAATCGCTAAAAATGCAATAACACCTTTGCTTTATGCAGGTATGAATGTGATGGTCGCTCCAAGCACTCTAGCTGGTACTGGAAAAGCGGTAGCGATTACATCTGTTGACCAAAGCGATCCTGATTTATACAAAATAACTGTGGTTACAGCAGATATTGATGATGTCGATGAAGGGGATTTCTTGGTAGAATCGGACAAATCTGGTGCAGGAGCTAAGCTATATGCTATACCTAATAACTTGACCAAAGATGATACAATTGGAGGAGATCAAAACACTGTCGGTATTCCTCGTGGGGTAAAATACATTTATGAAAATATGATTCCTGCTATGCCCGAAGTCATCAAATCTCACATCGTTGATGTAGCTCACGTTGAATTTGCATGGTTTCCAGAAGTCCAATAATATATAACTAACACAAACTGATATATGGCTTTTTTACCACAATTAACGAATGATTCTCAGTTCTATCAGTTCCTGCAAGGTTCTCTTTTCAATGCAGGCTATGATAGTATCGAGGCATTCTTTAGGGATGAATTTTCGGAAAACACATTCCCTAATACGAAATGGGCTGAATTATTCCCAGCCGCAGAAGAAAATGAAAGCGGTGAATACGTTCAGTATACTGGCGTAAATACTCGCCCAATCATGGCTAACTATACATCATTCGATGCAGAAGGACAATTGATAGCAAATGATGGCTTCAAGGTGACATCAGACCAGATGCCTAGAATGCGTCTAGCAATGAATTTTAATGAAAAGTCTTTTAGAGACGGTCTTAAAATTCAAAAACTGCAGGGTATTCCCGAGTATGCAAAAATGTATTCGTCTTTCTATAAAGACTCACAGGATTTGATCGCCGGTATACATACACTTAGAAGCTTTACTGCTCTGCAAATAGAATCAACAGGTAAGTTCCTTACCGATATGACTAACAATGCTGGAGGCGTACAAGGGTTGCTGTTAAATTTCTTGGATGGTCAAGCTGATACAAACAGACGTAAGACTGGTGAGTTCGGTAAGAAGAACGCTGCTAAAGGAAAGAGAAAAGCTTGGTCTGACCCTGATGCATATCCAATCGGTGATTTGCGAGATCTCTATTGGACTTACAGAAAAGAATTAACAGTACCTTATAAGGGTGTATTCCGTATGAGTGAGGACACATATGACTTATTCATAAATCACCCGACTACGATTGCTGAGGTTGCTCTTGCTGTAACCGGTTATGTGGTAGATCCTGCTAACTTGTCTAAAGTTGTTTTAACGGATGCTCAAATTAATGAGTATTTGACTAATAAACTGAAATTACCTGCTATATCTGTTGAAGATTGGTATGGTGTAACACAAGCCTTAAACCCTAAGACTAAGAAGCGAGTTAAGACTCCACTTCAAGCTTTTGAGGATGGCGTTGTTCTTCTTCGTCCTGAGGGAGCAGTCGGTGAATATCAGTGGCAAGCACCTACTACTCTTTTTGCTACAAGCACAGAGCCAATGTTTATCACCGATGGTGGTCGTATAGGAGTACAGCAAGAAGTGTTTAGTAAACGTAAGGCTATGTCTTTCGATGCTGAATCAACAGGTATTGCAGTTCCTCGAAACATTGATTATTTCTTGTATTTGGATGTAAAAACCGCATAACAACACACTGAATGGCACTAACAATCACTATAAAAGGTAATGGTAATGTGGATAAGGTGGTAGATGGAAACTCTACCACACTTACCGCAAAACCTAGCGATGGCTGGAACTTCAAGTATTTTCAGATTGGTTCGGATGAGATAAAAGACAATCCATACAGCTTTGAGGCTGTCGGTGAAGTGGAAGTCCTTGCTACCTTTTATATGTCGATTGTATCATATTTAAAGGGAAAGGTAGGCTTTGAGATACCTGATTCGTCTTTGGATTCAATTCTTGCCGATAGAGGCATAAATGCTGACACTGATATTTCTGATCTAACTGTTGAGCAAAGAGAACTCTTTTATGCTGATGTCTTGATGTGGGCACAACTATGCCAACGACCTATTCGGGGGCAAAGGAATCAGATGGAGGATGGATTCACACTGGTGAAACATCTACTATTCAAAAGGCTGATAAGGAAAGATGGTACAATGTCGCACAAGAGATATATAACAGATATAATGACCCGAAGAAAGCCAAGTCCAAAATAAAGTTGATAAACCTATGGTAAGCAAAGTAGATAATCCTAGATTCCCTCATAAGGTTCAAATATATAAGGAAGATATAGATCCTGTAACGGGTGATTCAACACCTAAGATCGTATTTGAGTCCGAATGTGGATTGAGAGATATGGTTCGAGGAATTGACACGGAAGCCGATGTTTTGAAAGCTGATTATAAACTATCAATACCAAAGACTTCATATCTGATAAATCGATTAGACCTAGTGAGGTTTATTCATTCTTTCACAGGAGAGATTATTGAAGGTAAAGTAGAAGCTTACAGGGCATTTAATCTAGGTTGTAATATTTGGGTTCAATCAAACGGATATGGCTAAAAGTATTCAAGATCAGTTTCAGGTTATTCAGACTAACACAAACAAGATTGTAGATGTCTATGTCGAAAAGCAATTGATAGACTTTGGTATTCAGATGGTGAATGAAGCACTCCCAAGTCAACAAGAATTTCGAAACTTAACGGGAAACACTCTAACATCTTATGCCTTCGGGGTATACGTAAACGGATCATTGAGAGCAATGGGGTTCAATAAGGATGCAAAAGCACCTCTAAGGAATAAGCTGATTAAGCATGAGATCGTCTATGACTTTACTGACTATGATGGGAATTTTCGAGACTATTTCAGAGCAGAAGTAGATACTAATGCTGGTTATGGTCAATCATCTTCGGTTCAGTTCTTACAAAGCTATAAGTCACGATCTAAGTACTCAATCATATTTACCACCGGAACTGAATACTCTGCTTATCTCGAAAATTCCCTGAATCTAAACGTCCTATCTGATGGAGTCGATTATGCCGCATCTGCAATACTCAAATCTTTTAAACCTATACGATGAATCTAAACTACGATATACAAAAAATTGAAAAGGCTTTGGCTGATATTATTCGGGCTGCAAATGTTTCGGCGAATGTATTCGAAGGTCAGCGTCCTAGCCTATCTGATACTATGAATGACTTTATCGTGGTTTCTGTTCCGAGTGCGATTAATGACAGAGCAGCAATAGGAACTTGTACGGTTCGAATAGAGGTATTCGTAAAAAACGTCACCGCCACAGGTTTAAAAAACTCAATAAAGTTCACTAATATCTTTACTAAACTGAATGACCTTTTTCCTCTAATACATAACACATACTTATTTGGATCATACCCT